AAGGAGTTTGCCACAGACGAGGACCCGGAGGGTTTCGTCGATGGCTTGGTAACTCCCGAGTGGGTGGAAGAGAAGCGAAAGAAGTGGGGTGAAGACTCCGCTTTCTGGTATGCTCGTGTCATGGGCGAATTCCCGCCTGGCGCGAGTGATGCTCTCGTTCCTCTTTCTTGGATCGAAAGGGCTCAGGCCAGATCAATCGAAGCCTCTGGGGTCAAAGAGTTCGGCGTGGACGTCGCGAGGTATGGCGACGCGGAAACCGTCATCTATCTCCGACGTGGCGACCATCTAAGGCTCGTAGGTACGGGCCAGGGCCTCGACACAGTTCAGGTCTGTGAAAAAATCACGAAGCTGATCGGTCAGCACGAGCCCGCACAGGTCAAGATCGACGAAGTCGGTGTTGGCGCTGGCGTGGTCGACATGCTGAAAGCAAAGCACGGGCGTCGGATCATCAAGCCTGTGAACTTCGCTGAGTCTCCGGATGACAAGGATCTCTTCATCAACAGAAGGGCTGAAATCTTCTGGGCTCTCAGGAAGAAGTTCGAGGACAACAAGATCGACATCGACGTCCATGATGAAGAGTTGGCCGCGCAACTCTCAAAGATCAGGTACAAGTACGATGCTCGAAACCGCATCGTGATCGAACGCAAAGAAGAGATGAAGCGTAGGCAACTTCCCAGCCCTGATCGGGCTGATGCCGCAGCAATTGCCATCGCTCCGGCGAGGAAGGCAGTTGCAGGTGGTGAGGTGAGGTTCTAATGCCCATTCCGTCTGACATCGGACCCTTCGCGACAGACATCGCCAAGGTCAAGATCAGCTTCGATCGGACCACGGTGTCAAGTAGCGGTGGCCCGAACAACGAGGACGTGGCACGGGAGTCACTCGCCTACGACGCGATGATGGAACGGTGGCATCTGCCGATGACCCTGGGTGAGGGTACCATCGGGATGAGGGCCGCACGGACCAAGTACCTGCCTCAGGAAGAAGGTGAATCGGAGGAAGCCTACAACAATCGTCTCGAAAGAACGATTCTGTTCGGTGCCTACGCGGACACGGTTCATCACATTGCCTCGAGGCCGTTCGAGAGAGATGTCGTAGTCAAAGAGGGTCCGAGCCAGCTCAAAGAGTGGCAGAATGACGTCGATCTCGAGGGCACACACGTCACGACCTTCTCCAAGCGCGTGTTGGAAATGGCAATCGACCGTGGCGTTACTCACGTCCTGGTCGACATGCCCGCAGTAGACCCTGGGCTCAGTCTCGCAGATGAACGCGCTCTGAATATCCGACCCTACTTCGTACACGTTCCCCCCGAAAACATCATCTTCTGGCGCTCCCAGCGATTTCGAGGTGAAGAAGTCCTCACCCATCTTCGAATCAGAGAAACCGTCACGAAGCAATACGGCAAGTTCGGAGAACGGGAATACGAGAGGATCAGGGTCTTCAATAGAGAGCTCGCGGGCACGCGCCGCGCGCGTCGTCGTAATGGGCGCCTCCGCGTGTTCGAGGGTCGGACCACATGGGAACTGTGGGAGAAGAACCCCGACACCTCGAAGTGGTCAGTGATCGATCAAGGGGAAGTATCGGTCAATCGAATCCCGCTTCGGACCTACTACACCCGAAAGATCGGGTTCATGATGGGTCGGCCTCTTCTCGAAGACCTCGCGTGGAAGAATCTGGAGCACTGGCAATCCAGCAGTGACCAGCGTCACATTCTTCACATTGCCCGAGTACCGATCTGGTTTGGTTCGGGCATCAGTGACGAGGACTTCAAAGACGACAACGGCGAGCGAATCAAGGTCAGTCCGAATGTGATGCTGACCGCTCGAGACCCCGAAGCCAAGCTTCAGATCGTCGAGCACAGTGGAGCAGCAATCGGAGCGGGTCGACAAGACCTCCGAGACATTCTCGAGCAGATCGTCGTACTCGGGATGCGGCCCATCATCGAGCGACCCAGCCCGACGCCTGCCACAGCAACCGAAGCTGGCATCAAGTCAGCAGAAACGACCAGCGACCTGAAAGCCATGGTTCGTGATCTGGAACGATTCATTGAAGCATGCTTCGACGACGGTTCGGAGTACATGGACATGGACCAGGGATGCCTCGCCGAAATCTACGACGAGTTCGTAGCCTTCGACGGAATCGAAATCAGCGAGCTACGAGGAGCCGTTGAATCTGGTCTTCTGAGCAAGGAGACCTACTGGAAGGAATTGGTTCGCCGAGGGGTCCTGGCTCCCTCGTTCGATGCCGCGATCGAGTTGGTGGCGGTCAAGAAAGAAGCCGAGGAAAAGCTCAAACAACAGCAAGAGCTACAAAAGACCAAGCAACAAAAGGCTCCCGGTGAAACCGGAAGCAAGGAGGAGTAAGAGGTGGCGCCTCTGAAGCCTTTCATCAGCAAGCCGGAAGACGTCGAAGAGAGTCTTCGACCCTTCTACAAGAAGCGTGAGGATCTCGATCTCGACATCCTCGTTCTCGACGTCGTACCTCAAGAAGGCTGGTCCCTGGAAGACGTCAGGGGCCTGAAGTCTTCCCTCGGTCGTGCCCGTGACGAGCGTCGGACGGCAACGGAACGTGTCACGAACCTCGAGGCCGACATTCTTCAGCTCAACTCGAAGCTGAAGGCGAAGGTCCCCGATGACGCGACCAAGCTGGTCGAAGCTGCTCTCAAGGAGCGGGACGAGCTTCACAAGACCGAAACGGAAAAGATCACCAACCGATCCAAGAAGCTCCAGAGCAAGGTCGAGGCCTTGCTTGTGGACAGCGAGCTGACTTCTGCGCTGGTCGATGCTGGCGTCAAGAAGAACATGCTTCCGCTGATCCTCACGCAGGCCAAGTCCAACACTCGGGTTCGTGAGGAAGGCGACGACTTCGTGGTCGAGGTTCTCCAGGGCGGGTATGCCGTGGCGGACAAGACCCTGAAGGATCTCGTCGGTGACTACGTCAACCTCTACCCGGAGGCCTTCGAGGGTTCCGGGGGGAGTGGAAGCGGGGCTTCCAACAACGACCAGAATCGGCAGCCGGCCGGTGGCAAGCGTCAGCCGAAGCATCGAGCAGATTTCACCAACGCTCACGAGAAGGCCGTCTGGATCAAGGAAAACGGCCAAGACAAGCTCATGAGCCTACCGCCCGCACCGGCCCAGTAGCTGGTAGGGACACGGAGAACGCCTAATGGCGATCGGTACCAAATCTGGTTTCGTCATCTATGACGAAATCTTCCATACGGCCGTGGCCGAGACGCTCGACCGCAACGTCCGAGTCTTCAACGAAGCTTCGAATGGCGCGATCGTGCTCCTGTCGGACGCAATGAAGGGTGAGTACCTGCGACGGACCTTCTTCGAGATGGTCTCGGGTCTCATCGCTCGGCGCGATCCCACCGTCACCACCGCGGTGGCCGATGCTTCGATGACCCAGGACGAAATCATCGCGGTCAAGCTGAACCGGCGCATCGGCCCGGTCGCTCAGACCTTCGACTCGTTCCGCAAGATCGGCATGAGCTCGGAAGAGCTCAGCCTCGTCATCGGTCAGATGGCCGGCGAACAGATCATGCAGGAATACTTCAAGGTGGCGATGAAGGCGGTCATCGCCTCGATCCAGTCGACGATGAAGGTGGATGCGGACGATGCGACCATCTCTCACCCCGACCTGGTCGACGGCCTGGCCAAGTTCGGTGATCAGGCAGACCGCATCGTCTGCTGGGTCACGCACTCGAAGCCCTACTTCGATCTGGTCAAGAGCGCGATCACGGAGAAGCTGTTCGAGATCACGGGCATCGCCATTCGCAGTGGCGTGACTGCGACCCTCGGCAAGCCCGTCGTGATCGCCGATCAGTCGGACCTCGGCCCCATCGCGGGAACGCCGGTCACTTACAAGTGGCTCGGTCTGACCGCGAACGCCGTCGCCGTCATCCAGTCGGAGGAACAGACCATCGTTTCCCAGGTCATCACCGGCCTGGAGAACTTGGTCATCCGCATGCAGGGAGAGTTCGCGATGAGCCTCCGCGTCAAGGGGATGAAGTACGACATCGCCAACGGCGGTGCCAATCCCAACGACGCGACCATCGCGACCGCAACCAACTGGGACAAGGCGGTCACGTCGGACCGGGACACTCCGGGCGTCGAGATCACGATCCAGTAGTCAACTCGGAGCTGGGGAGAGGGAGCCATGGCGTTTACGGTCGAAGATGGTACGGGACTCACGGCAGCCAACAGTTATGCGGCCGTCGCAGAATTGGTGAGCTATACGGGAGACCGGGGGGTCGACATTTCTTCGGCCGATACGCAAGCGAGGGAGCAAGCTCTAGTCAACGCCTCTCAGTACCTGGATCAGAAGTACGGTCCCCGGTGGAAGGGGTTGCGAAACTCCCGAGACCAGGGTCTCGACTGGCCCAGGTATGAAGTCGTAGACCGGAATGGCTTTCCTCTCCCCAGCAACGAGGTCCCCAAGGAGATCGTGAACGCGACTCTCGAGCTCGCGATTCGCAAGATCCAGGGGACTTCCCTCGAGCCCGATGTACCGGCAGCACAACCTGTGGAAGGAGTGACGCAGGTTGGCCCCATCCGCAAGTATTTCCGTCACTTCGGGCGTCCTTCTTCTCCGAAATTCCGAACCGTGGAGCAGATCCTGGCCCCGCTCTTGAAGCCGGGTGGGATCGAATTGATCCGAGCATGACCCAACTAGACGTCGATCTTCGTGCCTCAGTCAAGCTGATCATCGACGAGGTTGGGAAAGTGATGTCTGTGGTGCGAAAGACCCGTGCCTACGATCCCAACACGGATGCAACCACAGTTGGTACTCCAGTCACATACACAGTCAAAGGTTCACCTCCGGCGCCGGTTTCCGTTCGTGAGCTTGGCAAACGAGATGCCACGCCTGATCGAATGGACCTTCTGCCTACCGATTCAGTCATCTGGTTTGCAGAAGAAAATGCCGTGATCGACATCCAAGAGTTCGACGAGATTCACTTCGACGGTCTCAAGTTCTTCGTGGTCCAAAAGAACGTGTACTACTCTGGCGAGCTCATCTGTGCCAGGGAAGTCTTCGTCCGAGGATTGACGTGAATCTGAACCAGTTCGCTCAAAGCTTCCCGAAGCAAGCGCGTGCCATTGATAAGGCCGTAAAGGAAGCCCGAGATGGACTGGTTCAAGAAGCCTTCGAAGCTGTCGTCGAGTACAGCCCAGTACTAACGGGTTCATATCGGGCTCGGCATCAAATCGCGGTAGGAAGTTCTCAGGGAGCTCTGATTTATGAGCACCCGAGTAAACCCCCCGTCGAGGGAATCAAGACACTTGGATCGGTGATCCCGGCACCCGACGTTTCAGGCGTAGAAGATCTCCTGGCCCCCATCGGGCCGTATGAGAGGGTTGTCATCTTTAATGACATTGCCTACGCGGCCGCGATCGAGTACGGGTCGGGAGAAAATCAGCCCAAGCTAGTCTACGAACAGACCGCCGTCGAGCTCCAGCTGGAGGCTCCGGCTCGGTTCGCACAAGCCATTCAAAAGGCTATCCGAGGTCTGAAATGAGCTTCGAAATCATCGCGGATGAAGTTCGAGACTTGTTTCGGGTCGAGTTTGCGTTGCTTCAGCCAGGGTTGCTGATCCTGTGGGCAAATCAATCGAAGGCCTCGGTCCTGCCCACACCGACAGAATCCTGGGTTCGATTCTCAATCAGAGAGCGGCGGAGCCGATTGACTAGCCTGGGTAATCCCGGCGGTCGTCTGATGGAGAGGCCTGGGTTCGCGGTCGTGGAAATCTACGTTCCCCTCGGTGACGGGGAAAGAGGGCTCAGGAGAATTGGAGACAGCGTTGCTGGTGCTCTTCAGCTCAAAGCAACAACCAATGTTCAGTTCGAGGAAACTCGTCTGATCATAGTTGGCGGGGAGGGTCAACACTATAAAGGAATAGCGTTGACTGACTTCACAGGCAACGACTTCGCCTAGAAGCCCTAGGAGGGGTCAACGTGTCTTTCGGCGAAAGTCCCTTCGGAACGACACCGTTTGGAGGGATGCTCTCATCAACAGAAGGAGAAAGTCAAATGCCCAAGGCTCAAGCAGCCAACGGTCGACTCGCGGTCGTCAAGGAGTCCAGCTACGGAGTGAATCCGGGCACGGGCTTCCAGTACACTCGCTTCACGAGCGAGGGCCTGAAGCACGACATCAGCCTCACCGAATCTCAGGAAGTTCGAGCAGGTCGCAATCCGCTGGGCGCGATCCGAACGAACGTCCTGGGCCGAGGTCCCATCAACTTCGAGGCCCATCTCGATACGCTGTTCAAGTCGCTGCTTCAGGCGGTGATGTGCGCAGCGACGCCAACGGACGTCGATCTTTCGGCTCGGTCGATCGACATCTCGGCGTCTGCGGGCCAGACCTGCACCATGACCGATGCGGCGACGGCAAATGCCTTCGCCAACATCGCCGTGGGGCAGTGGTTCCGCGTCGCGGGCTTCACTTCGGCGGCCAACAACGGTTATGTCCGATGCACGGGCAAGACCAGCAACAACGTGATCGCAGTGGAAGGTCGAACCTTCTCGAACGAGGCCGGTCAGACCGACATCGCGATCGAAGGTACCCGTCTGGTGATCGGGTCGACCGCGAACAGCTTCACCATCGAGAAGCAGTTCACGGACGTCGGCGTCTACCAGCTGTTCCTGGGAGCCCTCATCAACACTTTCTCGCTGAACATGCGTTCTCGCGAGATCGTGACGGGCTCGATGGAATGGTGGTCCAAGTTCCCGACCACGTCGGGTTCCTCGGGCGCGGGTACGCCGGCGGCAGCTTCCACGCTTCGCCCGGCCAATGCCATCGACAACGTGATCAACGTCCGTGAAGGTACGATGGCCTCGGTCTCGACTCACAAGGCCACGGAGATCACCTTCGAGTTCAACAACAATCTGCAGGATCTCCCGGCCATCGGGGTCCTCGGCCCGGACGAGATCGGTCTGGGTTCGGTTTCGGCTCAGGGTCGAATGTCCCTGTACCTGGCCGACGTCTCGATGGCAAACAAGATCGAGAATGCCACGGAGACGATGATCTCGTGGCAACTCAGCTGGCCGAACAACGTGTCCGCGATCTTCACGCTCCCCGCGGTCGATCTCGGCGAGTTCGAGTCGGTCATCCAGGGTCGACAGGGAGCCATCGCTCAGAACATCGGCTTCTTCCCCAAGGAAGATGCCAACGGCGTCGCAGTTCAGATCGATCTGTTCGGCGTGTAGTCACGACCGGCGAAGCCGGTCATTGAGTGGGTAGCTGGATGCTTTACCCACAGGAGAAAGAGATGGAAGGTTCGGATTTGGTTCAGGCAGTCGAAGAGTTCGACTTCGAAGTCGACGTCCAGGCGGAAGACGACGGAGTCTGGGTTCCCATGTCCGAGGTTCAGCCGAACTTCGAGATCAAGCTCCGGTCGATTCGCAGTGATGCGTATCGGAAGGCGCAGACCAAGAAGTTCTCCAAGCTTCGTGCATTGGGTCGTCTCTCGACTGCCCGACTGACGGACGAGAGCGAACGGATCACTCGTGAATGCATCAGTGAAGCGTGCATTCTCGACTGGAAGGGACTGAAGAACAAGTCGGGCGTCGAAGTCCCGTATTCTCCCGAGCAGGCCAAGTCGTTCATGACCGAGCGCCGCTTCGCCATGGTGGCAGAAGCCATCACGGTCGCGGTTCGCGGCGTGGGCATGGTCGAGGAAGCGGAGGAGGAGAAGGTCAAGGGAAACTGAGAGAGGCAGTCCGCTACAGGGTCATCACTGGGTCACTAGACCCCGTTAAGATTGAAACCCTGCTCGAAGCGGATGCCCTCGACGATTTCCTTGGTGAAGAGCCCGATGTACCTCCGGCCTTGATGCCTCTGTGGGAAGCGTTTTGGCATCTCCGACTCGCACAACCGGTGGAATTTCCCATAGATATTGCATCGGTTGAATCCTACACCCGAGGCATCGATTGTCCGTGGATCTTCTTGACCTGGCTTCCATTCATTCAGGCAATGGATTCCGAATTCCGGCTTGCCTGGACTGAACAGGTCAAACTCACCAACGCCGGAAAGTGACCGGAGTGCGGCGTGTCAGACATTGAAGTTGGTATCGACAGCACTCGAGCCGAGCAAGGTGCTAGGAAGTTCGTATCCAGTGCTGATTCGATGGCGAAGGCGGCCAAACGGGCCTATGAAGAATTGCGCCAACTTCAGGATGCCGTGTCCGCACTCCGGTCACAAGGAGTCACCCTCAAAGTAGATAACCAGTCTTTTCAGCAAGCCAAGACGGCGGTCGAACAGACCGAGGCCGCTACTCGAAAGCTTGGCAGTACTGAAAAGGCTCTCGCGCAAGATCGAGCTCGGGCGATCAAGGAAGCCGCTCGCCTCGATGCTGACCGCCTGAAGCAGATTCAGAGCCTCGAGAGCGCCGTAGCGCGCGAACGGGCTCGAGCTGCCCAGGTACAAAGCAGGCTAGACGCTGAACGACTTCGAGCAGCGGAGCGTGAAGCTCAGGTCCGAGCTCGAGCCCTGGCTCAAGAAGAAGCCGCTCGAGTTCGATTGCTCAGTCGAGACCAGCGAAACTCCATCAGCCAACAAAGCCGCCAGGATGCGGAGCGTCTACGGCAGCTGCAGAGGGAGGAGCGTGCGGCAAGACAGGCGGCTTCTCGTGAGGAACGCAGCGCGGCGCGTGAAGTCGCTCGCCAACGCGAACAAGCGCTTCGTGAGGAACGTCGCATCGTCGGTCAAATTGCGGCCGATCGGCTTCGAGCCGCGAGAGAACTCAGCCGTGCGGATGGTCAGCGTCTCGCAGAAATGCAGAGAATCGAACGACAGTTGGCTTCACTCCGCTCTCGAACGGCTACGCCTCAACAAAGGGCTCAGCTCGAGTTCCGAGACAATTCGTCGATTCTCAACCGAGCTCAAGCGGCGGGGCTTCTCAACGCTCGTCAGACGCTTGCCTTGCGGCAACAGATTGCTGCTCATTATCAACGAGAAGCCCAAGGGGCAAACGGTCTAAAGGCCTCAATAGCAGCCTTGGCCGATAGCTTCGGCACCCTTAGCCGAACCACGGCACTCGCAATCCCTGGTCTCCTCACAATCCAAGAGACCCTGTTCTCGATTTCTGGAGCAGTCGGGGGAGGCGGTGTAGGTACGGCTGGTAAGGTTGGATTGATCGCTGGCGTAGGCGCTTTGGCAGCAGCCTTCGCTGGTTTCTCTGCCGTCCAGAACATCGCTCAGGCCAGCATCGAGTTTGAGAAGATTCGAGGCGCTCTCCGAGCTGCTACGGGTGATACGGAAAAGGCCGAAGCAGAATTCCAATTCCTCAGTGCCGTTGCCAATAGGCTTGGTACTGATCTCAAGTTCTCTGCTGGAGAATACGCCAAGTTGGCAGCGGCAGCGCGATCCGCCAACTACGACATGAGTACAGCCCGATCTGTATTCCTCGGTGTTGCCCAGGCTTCGGCAGCCCTTCGACTCGGAGCAGACGAAACCGCAGGCGTTCTCTACGCCTTGCAACAGGTCATCTCCCAGAACACTCTGAAATCGGAAGAGCTCAAGAGGCAGTTGGGTGATCGTCTGCCTGGTGCCTTCGCCATTGCCGCGGCTGCGTTGAAGAAGACGCCGGAAGAATTGACCGAGGCGATGGAAAAGGGCCTGGTAAGCGCGAGTGAGTTCATCCCCGCGTTTGCTAAGGCTCTCCAAGACCTCTTCGGAGCAGAAGCCCTTCAAGCTTCAGAAGAATTGCTCGGTCAGTTGAATCGGTTGCGGAACGAGATCTTCCTGCTCGAGGTCGAAGCTGGAAAGGCAGGGATCGTCGATGCCCTTGTGGATGGCGTCGAACAGCTCCGGTCCGCACTGGCGAATGAAGAAACTCGCCAAGGCCTTCTCAATATTGCCAATCTTCTTGGTGGCACCCTCAAATTCATGGTGGAGAATTCCACCCAGATTCTCACCGTCTTGGGTGCAATCGCTGGAGCTGGCGCTGGTCTGACGGTCGGTGGACCGATCGGCGCGGTACTTGGTGCAATCGCTGGCGCCGGCGGTGTCCAAGTTGGTTTGGCTCTTAATGCTCCTGAAAAGTCTGAGTTTGAGAAAGCTGCAGCGAATGTCAGGATTCTGGAGAATGCCTATCGCGATCTAAGTGAGGCTGGGGCACAAGCCGATGCTAACAATCTCGGTGAAAGTCTCAAGCAACAACGCGAGATTGCTATCAAGCTTGATCCCGAAGGCTTGAAGCAGGCTCGTTTGGTATTGGCAGAGCTCGAAGAGACCTATGCCACTACTTCACTGACTCCTTTCGCTGAACAGCAATTGATTGGTGACATCGAAAGGCAACGAGCCAAGGTTCTTGAGCTTCAAGGAGTAGTCAAAGAGACTACTACCACAACCGATGCCTATGCAGCTGCTGTAGCTTCTGCAGCCACTGTTGTGGAAGATGAAGCTACGAAGACTGAACGTGCTCGGAAAGCCTTCAGTGAATTCGAGTCCGATCTTGACAAAGTCAAGAAGGCACATGAAGAATACAATGCCACAGTCCTGGAACTCGATCGGGGCCTGAAAGAGGGCTACATCACCCAGGCCCGATACAACGAGCTTTTGGTCATTGCCAAGGAAGAGATGGATCGTGCCTCTGGTGCATCCAAAGAATTGGCAAAGACCGAACGTGAAGCGGAAAAGGCCGCTGCACAGGCTGCAAAGGAACGCGGCCAGGCTACCATCGAGCTCATTGGATACATCGGGGCCCTCAATCAATCGGTCGTTGAGGCACAACAGGACGTCAATGCTGCTCGTCAGGGGGAAGCTGCAGTTACGGCTTTGGCTCGAGCTCGAGCCATCGACAATGCCCTTGTGGAAGCAAGGGCAAAGGCCCTCGAGCGAAAGCAGCCTCTCGAGGCCGAAGAGGTCCGAATCATCGAAGAGAAGGCTGGAAAACTCTTCGACCTTCAGCAAGAATTGACAAAGGTAAAGAAGGCCCAGAAGGATGCAGAAGCTGAAACTGAAAGGCGACGAGAAGCCGAAAGGGATTTGCTTCTCGAACCTTTCAAGGAAGCGGCTCGTTCGGTCCAGGGGCTGTTCGCCGACACTTTCGAGAAGGTCTTTGATGGTGGCATCGACAGCTTCAAGGACTTAGCGGGTGAAGTCTTCTCGATCTTCAAGAGACTTGCGGCTGAAATCGCGTCTCTCCTCATCTTCAGACCCATCCTGCAAAGCTTCTCTGGTACTGCTGGACTTACTTCCATCCTCGGAGGAGGCAACGCAGGCGGAGGCATTCTTTCTGCACTCTTCGGTGCAGGTTCCTCGGCAGCCATTGGTACTGGCGGTACCTTCGGGAATGTGTCGGGTGGAGCTTCAAGCACCGCACCTTCGCCGAGCTTTTTCCAGAACATTCTGAGTCTGGGCAGCAAGCTCGTAAACGGCCTCTCGGGCCTGACCTCTGTGGGAACCTTCGGGGGATACGGCGCCGGTCTTGCACTTCGAGGCCTCAACGGGCTTGGCATTACCCTCTCGGGTGCACAGCAGTTGGGAGTAATCTCGGCCTTCTCACCGTTGGCAGGCATTGGTGGGGCTCTGGGAGCCTTTGGCGCTCAGGCCCTCGGGTTGGGTTCGGGCAATGGGTTGATCGACGGTGGCCTTGGCTTGGTTGGTGGAATTGGTGGAGGCATCGCAGGTGGCGCTTTGATGGGTGCCTCTTTGGGAACTTTCGCCGGTCCGATCGGTGCGGCCATTGGAGCATTCCTTGGCGTTGCCGCTGGCTCGCTGATCCCGAAGAATCGACCCGATCATCAGGAATTCCAAATCTATAGCGGAGGCGTTGGTACCCCCGCCAACATCTTCGAAGATGGAGCATTCTCGGAAGGTCCCTTTGGTCGAGTGGGGATTTTGGGCACCAAAGGTACTCAGGTCGGTCAAGACTTTTCCCAGCAATTGGCTAATTTCCTAGGCGCTTCAGATGCCGCAATCGCCAAGAGCTTGACTGATGCCGAGATTGAACGAGTAAGGGCCGCCATCGAGGGGACTTTGGGCCCCAAGGTCAACACTCGTGGCAAGTCTTTCTCGGAAAATGACATTGCGGTCGTGGTTCAGTCTCGACTGGCCCAACAGTTCGCGGCCTTGGGTCTTGGAGAACAGCTTGTAAGCATCGAGCGCCAAGCCGCTGCCGCGAATAACAACACTCCGAATGCCGCCTACCTCGAGGCCTTGACCGGAGGTGCTGCAAGCTTTTTGGAGGAAAGGAAGTCGTTCATCGAGGCTTTGGAAGAGCTCGAGGCTGGTCCCTTGGGCGAAGCTGAAGCGGCTCTCAAAGAGTTGGATGACCGATTCAAAGAGCTTTCTGAGGCTGCGAAGGTTTACGGAGAAGAACAGTCCAGGATCGATGCGGCTCGTGCACAGTCTTTGCAACGCCTGAAGGACGAGTTCACAGACAACACTGAAGTCGAGATCCTGAAGATCGAGAATCCTCTCCAGAGCCAACTCAACGAACTCGACAAGGCCAGAGAAGAACAAATCAAGAACGCCCAGGCCCTTGGTCTCGAGATTACTCGGATCGAGTATCTGTTTGGTCTACAACGGGCCCAGATCGTGACCAACTTCCAGAAAACGATTTCGGATCGTATTCTGGAGCTCGAAGACCCGTTGGCTGCTTCGCTCAAGGCCCTCGACGAGTGGCGAGACGAGCAGATCAAGAACGCGACCACACTCGGCCTGTCGACTGTGGAAATCGAGAAGCTGTATGGGCTCGAACGGCTTCGGATCATCGAAGAATACAATCAATCTGGAGTCAACTCCTTCAAGGCCGCTCGAGACAGCATCAAAGATCTCATCAAGGAGCTTACCCAAGGTTCGTCGTCTCCGTTGTCTGCACAGACCGTCTTTGACAATGCTTTCACCGAGCTCATGAAGCTGAATCTGGATGCGCAGACAGCAGCTACGCCGGAACTTCGTGCCGAGGCATTGACTCAGATCAGCGAGGCAGCTACGAATCTCTTGAATGCGGCAGAGAATCTGTATGCCAGCGGGCCCCAGTTCTTTGCAGTCTTCAACCAGGTCCTTGCTCTTCTACAAGCTCGGTCTACTGCCCAGGATGTATCGGAACCGCAGCTTCCGGCGTTTGCCACAGGTGGTTCTTTCGTCATCCCGGGCAATACGGGCCCCGACACTCGAGTGGTCAAGTTCAAGGCTTCTGGTGGAGAAAGGGTTTCGATCTCGAGGCAATCTGACCAGATGGCAATGCTGCGTGGGCTCAAGGACGTCGGTCAAGAGATTACTCGAGGCAACTCGGATTCCACGGCTACAATGGACAAGCTGATCCACGAGATTCGTCTCCTCCGTAGGGAGCTGGCTACCAAATGACAATCGGAATTGACCCGTTTGGTATCCCGCCTTTTGGCGTAGGTGGTGGAGAGGCTGGGGCAGAAAGTGCCCCGTTCGACCCTTCAACACTTCTCAACAGAGATATCGTATACCTCGTAGAAGCCTTTCCCTGGGACCCTGTAGAAGAGGCAATCATCCGAGTAGGTTTCTCAGACCCTGCTCAACAGAATCGGAAATGCATTTTCTCGGGATTCCTGTTCCCTGCCAAGCTCGTCAATACCCTGTCTGTGAAGTATCGACTTTTCCAGCGAAACCTGCCCACAGAACAGACCGAAGCTAGTTCTCTGGGTACAATCACGTTGGGATGGGGTGACGGAGAACACGACAATCTCACGGACTACTATTGGGATGGTCGTGCCATCAACATCTACATCGGGGAACCTCACTACGAGTTCGAGCAATTCCAACGAGTCTACACTGGATTCGTGAAAGACGTGAATTGGAACGAACAGTTCATTGAGTTCGAAGTCGAGGACCAACTGGATCGACTGGCCGTTCCCATTCAGGAGAACACATACGCTGGGGATGGTGTCGGTGAGAGTTACGACGCGAACCCCCAACTAACGGGTACCCTAAAACCCCTGACCTGGGGCGCAGCCAGGAACGTCGAACTCGTTCTCATCAACGATGGGTTCGACGTCTATCAGTTCAACGATGGACCAGCAGAAGCGGTAGATGCAATCTACGACAAGGGTAACGAACTTGTCAAAGCCAATTCCGGAGCCAACGACATCACGGATTTGGCCATCGCCGACGTCTTCGATTGGACTCCTGTTGGAGGGCAATACATCACCGATCTCGCTCGAGGGATCGTTCGTCTAGGCGCTCCTCCCATTGGCGCAGTGACTGGCGACGTCAAGGGTAGCAATGATGGCGGATATAGTCAACTCGCTGGCGAGCTATTTGTCCGCCTCTTGACTCGAGCGGGTATCAGTAGCGCACTCATTGACACTGTCTCTGCTGACACCCTCGATACCAATTTCCCGTATGTGATTGGTTTCTACACCTCCACCAACACAGTCACATACCGCGATCTCATCGATCAGATCGTACACTCGGTCTTCGGCTATTGGAGGGTGGACCGCGAAGGCATCATCTCTGTGGCAAGGTTCGAGTTCGCCACTCCTGCACTGACTGTGCACGAAGGCGATGTCCTCGCGATTCAAAGGGAAGATACTCATTATCCCATCTGGAAGTTGGTCTTGAACTACAACCGAGCTTGGATGGTTCAAGATCGTGATGGTTTGGCAGATGGAGTAATTCCCCCGCATCGAGATGCGGTATCCAAAGAGTATCAAAAAGTAGAACAAGAGAATGCTTCCATCCGTACTGCGCATTTGAAGGCAACCTTGTACGAGATGTTTAGCCTTCTGACTGAATCAGCAGATGCCCAAGACGAAGCTACTAGTAGGATGGCTCTTCTTGATGAATTGAGACATTTCTACAAGGTTACGGTCAAAAACAACTCGTGGATCGTGGTCCCCGGTATCACGATCAACATCAATTGGCCTCGTTGGAATGTTTCTACGAGGGATTTCATCGTCGTTGGCGTGGATGAAAACGTCGCCAGCGGAAATACAACCCTTCTAATCTGGGGATAACATGGGTCGACTATTGATGGCTTCTCCGTTCGATTGGGATACGGCTACAATCGGCGGATCAGACAATCCCGTTGGTACGCCCCTGAGCAACTTGACTAAGACTGATCCGACTCTTTTGTGGAGTTCGGGTAGCAATCCAAACCCCTACATCACATTCGACGCTGGTATCAGTCGACAACTCAATCTCATTTCCCCACTATTCTCCAGGTGCTCAAAGTACGCAACCTGGAGAGCTCGCATTGGAGCTGACCCCACCTTTGCGAGCAATGCCCACGACTCCGAAAGCACTTGGGGCCGAGCTATTTCTTTGGATAATGGGCTAATGCGGACCAATTACAACGGCTATAGCTTCCAAAGCTTTACCGTCGCATTCCGAATCCTTCTTCGAAGTACTCGCGATGGCTTGATCATGAGCAAAACTGGGACTGCACCATACTCCATGAATCTGAATATCATCAATGTCACTGGTGGTCCCAAGCTTCGGTGGGGAGTTCCCAGTCACCCCTACGCTGAACTTCCCATCGAGATCATTCCCGGAGTCTGGCATCACTGTGCAGTCTCGTATGATTCGGTTACCCGTCAATTGCAGCTCTTTTGGAATACGAAACTGATGGCAGTCAATACCCACACGGATAACGTGGCACAAGACAGTGGGTATGATCTAGTCTTTGGTAGCTCTACGGCTGGAGCTGACTTCATGGTTCAGCAGGTAAGTCTCTGGGACTATGCGAAGAATGCTACGCAGATTGCTGAGATCGCTTCGCAACCCCTCCAATACCCCTGGACTTACCCCAACCTCGTGTCCTACTGGCCGATGGCAGAAGACACTGGATCTTCTGTGGCAGCGTCCGCCGAGGTTGGCGCGGGTAGTGATCCTCGACCGATGGCTCTCTCTGGAACATATCATTGGACTTACGGGATGCCTGTCTGGGCTTCTGCAGGCCTTGACAATTATGACCGAGTCCATGGCATGTACTATTTCCCGAACGTCGCAGACATCAATGGTCAAAGGTACGTTCGGTTGGATTTCCGTGACCCTGGCAAGTCCAATGTCGAGCTTGGTCGCGTAGTCATCTCGAAGGCTTATCAGCCCAGTCGCAACTACAAGTACAACGCGGCATATGGCCACAGAGACCAAAGCGACGTATTCCGAGCACCTAGTGGTTCGGTATCCATTCGTCGTGGAGCCAATGTGCCGTTTGCCAAGTACGCGATCCAATTCACGAATGAGCGTGAGCTCAGAGCCAATGTCATGGAAATGCAACGTAGGGTGGGAGGGTCCAGAGAAGTTCTGGTAATCCTAGACCCAGATGACGACGGCTTTCGCATCCAAAGGATGTATTACGGACTAATGGCGTCCGTATCACAGAATGTTCATCAAAACTTCAGCCTGTTCGAAGCAGGATTCGAAGTGGAGGGCCTGGTTTAATGTCTCGGCTGATTCGACTTCTGGTCATCGCTCTCGCGCTAGTTGTGGGGACAGTCCCCGCTCAAGCAGCATTCGATCTTCCGAACGCGGTCCGAGAGAGTACCAATTCCACCGGAACGGGTACAATCACTCTCGATGGTGCTGCATCGGGATATTTGTCTTTCGGTTCGCAGATCGCGAACAATGACAAAGTCTTCTACACGATCTACAACAACACGGACATCGAGGTAGGTGAAGGTACCTTCCTGACTGGTCCGAATCGAATCCAGCGTGATGTGGTTCTGTACTCCACCAATGCAAATGCATTGGTGAACTTCCCTGCAGGGTCCAAGACGGTCACATCTTCGCTGCCCGCAGAAGCAATCAAAAGCCTCACTGATCCGGCAGCAGCCGGTGGCTTCCTGGTACGAACCTCGAAGAACAACTACACCGCCCGAACCCTCTCTGTGGCAGGTGGTCTGGCGATCACAAATGCCAACGGCATTTCGGGCAACCCCCTGATCGACGCCTCTTCAC